GAAGCAGTTTTAACATACATGAAAACCTAACATGGATTGGCAGACCGTTATCAATCTTGGGTTGGGTACGATTGTGGCTGCAATGGGTTGGTTTGCCCGAGAGCTATGGGACTCACTAAAAGAGCTGCGTAAGGACACCCACGAGATAGAAAAGGAACTGCGTGAGCTGTACGTCCGCAGAGATGACCTCAAAGAAGTTCGAGTTGAGATGGCTGCAAGGTTCGACAAGATAGAGAGCTTAATCGGATCGCTATATGATCGCCTCAACGACAAGGCAGACAAATGAATTATGAGCGACATAGATCCAATCATTGCGGCGGCCCAGAGTGCAACCAAGGGCATAAAATCGGCTATACAGTCTGGCAAGGAAATCAGCACCGCCGTTGAGTCCATACAGAACTTTGGGGTTGCGGAGCTAAAGGCTCGCAAGGCTTACAAGGTACGCCAGAGGACAGAGTTTGGTGACATTACGATCATGACCGCCATGACCGAGTGGCGTAGGCTCTACCGGCTAAAGCAGATGGAAGATGAGGTCAAGGAGGTTCTCTGCCAGCAGTTTGGCGAGGACGAGGGCCGTATCCAGTTTGGCAAGGTCTTGGACATCAAGGAAAAGATGCAGTCAGAGTCTCGGGCCAATAAGGACGAGCTGGGCCGGGATCTAAAGCTCTGGAGACAGACACAAATTTACGCGGTATTGGGCGCGTTCTTGCTGGTCAGTATTTATTACATCTATAAGGGGCACTTATGATTCCAATAGCAGCTCTACTAAGCATCGGAGAGAAGGTCTTAGATAAGGTTCTGCCCGACCCAGAGGCCAAAGCAAAGGCACAGGCTACGCTCATGGAAATGGCTCAGAAGGGTCAACTTGCGGAGCTGGAGGCTCATGTAAAAGAGATGGACTCTGCCCGAAAGCGTGAGATTGAGATTGCGACTAGCGAGTTTGCGCCGGTAATCAATAAGATTGTCACGCCCATCTTGGCCTTGGGAACCGTGTCTCTGACCTTTATTTTGTTCCTAGTGATTATTTTTGTAGAGGTCAATACCCAATCTAAAGATATTTTGATATACGTTCTAGGGGCGCTGACCTCTGCTATGACGATGGTCTTGGGCTACTACTTTGGGTCAAGTCAGGGATCTAAGGAGAAGTCCCAGCAGCTTGACGATATTATGGACAAGAAGAAATGAACTCCAACCTTGAAAAACTTGGTTTTTGGATAACGATTATTGCGACCATTTCCCTGTCTATGATCCTCTTGGGTATGACGGTATCGGTCTGTATTGGCTTATTTGACGCTCATGTAGACAACAACAAGATTTTTGAGATGTTGATGCCAGCCTTTCAGACCATTGTTGGGGGGTTTATTGGGCTAATTACCGGAATCAAAATAGGAAGCAATCAACAAAAATGAACCTATCTGAACATTTCACTTACGATGAGCTGACCCGGTCTGAGACCGCCGAGCGTAACGGTTGGCTTAACATTCCGTCTAACGCGGAAAAAGAAAACTTAATCCGTCTGGCGGCGCTATTAGAGCAAGTCAAGGCTGCGGTTGGTGGGAAGCCCGTAATGATCAACTCGGCCTTTCGGTCGAAACAGGTCAATGACGCGGTGGGGTCTAAGGACACCTCCCAGCACCGTCTAGGTTGTGCGGCTGACCTACGGGTTCCCGGCATGAAGCCTAGAGAGGTTGTAGAGGCTTGTATAGCGGCCTCTGTGCCCTTTGATCAGATCATCCTAGAGTTTGACTCATGGACGCACATCAGCGTTCCAAACACCCCGGAAACGTCCCCACGCGGTCAGGCGTTAATCATTGACCGGCAGGGAACTCGGGGCTACAGTTAAGACGCTTTCTCTTTGCCCTTTGGGGCTTGACCCGGTTTAGGCCGGGTTCTTTTTTAGTACAGCGGGGCGCACGTTACATCGATTACAACGTCCCTAGTCACCCCTCCCACGGCCCTGCGTCCGTAGATCACCACAGCCCTAGTCCTAGCCGCCTGACAGTCCTGAATGGCGTTGGCGGTCTCTAAGCGGGTCATGGCGTGAACCTCTTTATCCACAATGAGCTTCTGAGCTGGTGGTGGAACGCTATAACCCCCGGGGCTTGTGGTGGCGCACCCGGTCAGGGCTAAAACTATCAGTAGTCTTTTCATCTTTTTTTTCCTTTTGTGAGCATACAAAGCAGACCATTGCGATCATCGCAATCATCCACAGAATAAAAAACCAAATGTCGGCAGCGACTAAATGAGAAATAAATGTCATGGCTCACCTACCTCCTTGATATTGACAATTACCTGAACTGGTTTGGCCTTGTAGTACCAGTACAAGTTCCTAGCCAGCCATTCATTAGCCGCCCGCTGAGTTCTAAATGTCAAGTTCTTAAAGGCTTCTTGCGGCATCGCACCATGTTCGATTTGAACGTAGCGCCCCCTTGAATCCTTAAGAGCCCAGCACTTAATCCTGTCTGGCATCTGATTTACCGATTGATGTCAGGGCTTGCGATAACTGCCAGCGCATATCCAAAATGATCTGCGTAATTTTTTCGTTATCGCTAAACGCCGGGGTTCTGGTCAGACGCTTTAGTTCTGACAGGTTTAGGTCGAGCTTAATAATTAGTGACGAAATATCTTCCATAAACCCCCCTAAAAAGGCACGTCATCAATTAGGCCGGTGGAGTCAAAGTTTTCTTTTGGCTCCTCGCGCACCTTATCTCGCGGGGCTCCAGCAAACTCCAGCTCATTTAACCGCGCTCTGAGCGAAGTACCCGTGGTTCCGTCCTTGCGCTTGTATTCCTCAAGGTGAGGCTCAGACAAGGTCACAAAGAGGCTCTGGCCCTTGATTAGGTGAGATTGGAGCTTCTCCACGCGGTCACCCCACATGGTCGCGGAGATCCATTGCGTAGGCCGTTTGCCGTCCGCGCCTTTCTTGCCGTAGTCCATAGCCAGCGACAGATCCATCACGGGCTTACCGTCAGCGGTATGGCGAATTGCTGGGTCTTTACCTATACGAGCTAATCCAATTAGTAACATTTTTAATCCTTATCGAAATAAACTGCTTTGTTGTTGTAGAAATCAAACAGGGCATCACACTCAGCCAAAAACTGCTCGGCTGCGTCCTCGACCACCTTGATTTCCTCCGGGGTGGGTTTGAACTTCTTGATGAATAAGTCCTTACCCTCACCCATGCGCGGATCGTAGGAAACAAACCAGACCGGCTTACCGGTGACCGCAGCTTGTAGGGTCATCTGCGGCTTATACTCCGCAGGGACTTCTTGGTTGGCGATGTACTTCATGTGGGTCTTGGTCTTGGGACACTTGACTTCTATGAGCGACCCGTCAGACACGAATCCATCCGGTGAGCAACCGCAAAACGGTATACGCGGATGGTCAATGAACGGTGTATCCGTGACTATCAGGCCGGTCACAGACTCAAACCGTTCCTTTGCGGCAGCTTCTTGTTCTACCCCCCATTGCATATCAGAGGTGGTGTACTTATCCGCAAAGGTATTGGTGATCCGTTCCGCGACAATCTCATACCGTAGGTTCTCGCGCTCGGTGGACTCCTTGCCAGACTTCAGGAAGTTCATAGCCGCCGCCATACGCGAGGCCGTGAGCTTGCCCAGCCGGTCGTTCCACCAGTTCCCATCAAGCTGGAATGGGTTGGCCTCACGCATCTCTTGGCTCCCCTATTTTCAAAACACCTTTGGACTCTTTGAGTTTTGCGCCCTTGTGCGCGGCCTCAGTCCTGACCAGCTCACGTTCCTCTGGGCTCAGAGCTTTCCAAAAGACCGAGAGGATCTCAGGGCTCGATGCCTCATTGATTATCTTGAGCAGTTCCTCTTTACTCTTGCTCTCACGTTTTTTAGGCGTGGCTTGCTGGTGTATAGCGTTCTGAACCTCATTAGCAGAGCCGAACTCAGTACCACCCCAACCAGCCGCAGCTAGACACCGACCGATGGCGCTGGTCTCAGCGTTCTCTAAAGCGGATGTTGAGTTGATCTGGCTAGACGCTCTGAACTCCTCTGCGTGGCCCGTAGCGATGCACTTGCCCAAATCTGTGTAGATCCGAGCTTGCATGATCACCACGGTATCGTCTGCCTTGATGATCTCGGTAGATAGTTCCCACTCCGGGTGAGCCTCGCGGAACTTCTGAACCCGCAAAGCTACTGTCTGATACTCTTTACCTCTGATATTTACTATGCCTGTATTCAAGTTATTCTCCTTAGATAAACATTGCCATTATTGCTACTAGCGCAAGTAGAGCGCCACCTATTAAATCACCAATCTGGTCTTTAGTCATTTGGTTCCCGCCTTGATCAAAATATATTCTGCGTAACGGGTCTTGTCTCTCTGAATCATAATCGTGTTGATCAACCAGCCTTCATTACGCAAGTTAAAAATAATGTCGGCTAGGCGTGTAGCGCGGTACAACTGAATCGCCTCCCAGCTTGTAATTTTTTTCTTGGTAACTAAGTGGTGCGCTACCTTGTCAATCTTAGTGCTTGGTGCTTTGCTCATCGTATTTTCTCCTTAGATTATCAAACTCAGTTGCCAGCTCGATTAAGCGGGCTCTAGACTTCTCAAACGACTCCGGGTCACGCATAAAACTCAGGTCACGAACTGCTTGGGCTACACCAAGACACTTGTAAGCAATCAGGTCTAGGTGCTGGATCGTTATCTTTTCCTCTTGCTCTTGTTGCTCAAGTTCTTGCTGATGGTGTTCTGCGTCAGTCATTTCGTTGCCTCACAGTCTTGGTGGTCGTTGATAAAACGCTCAAGGCAGTCATGGTCAGACGTAAAGATGCGACCCTTGCAATGAACGCATTGGTGGTAATAGCCTTGGGGGGTTGTTACTCTGAGGACATGGTCAACAGGATCATCCCGATATATTGACCAAGTTTGTGATGTTGTCATTTATTCTCTCCGAAGGTGGGGGCCGAAGCCCCGTTAATTATTTGCGTGGATCTAAAGTGCGGATGACGTTAAAGATGTCTCGCTTAGCCGCGTTCATTTGCTCGCTAACAAACTGGGTGCAACCAAACTCTTGCACATCGCTTAGTTTGCCAGCAGCGCCCATCAGCTTGTCAATCAAAGACCAAATTTCGTTGTGTGTCAAAGTTGTTTTCTGTTCCATTATTCTCTCCGGTTAGTTACGATCAAGTGACCGTGATATGAATAGTAAACTGTTTATTACCCATGTCAACACCTTTTTCAATTATTTTTATATTTCCCTACAAAGTGTGGGGTTAATCTAACTTGGACGTTATTGGAAACCGTTACAATTCATGCGTCGGAAGTGACACCCCGGCGTTTGGCACGAACGTAGTACCCAGAACCCTTTAGTGGGGGCTTGTAGTCATCGTTTGGTTCGTGCCCGATGCTGGCCTGTCAAGCCCAAGTCTCCACTAAAGGGTTTTTCCATTTCCGACTGCGCGAAACGCCAGCAAAGTAGAAGGCGGGGATGGGATAGAGGCCGTGGAATAAGTAGCCACGGAGCCGGGGTCGACACCCGCTATATCCGTCTAGTAGTGGGCATGGCTACCTAGAGTACCGTTGTTACGGGATACATCTCCATGTAAGTCTGGCAAAAACCTGTTTTTGCTAGTTGGTCGGTCTTTGGTCGATAAGGACTTGCAAACAGTTTCTAAAAGCCCTAGTATTTCAGACATGGATACAGAAAACGTAGGCAATTTAATCGCAAAAGTCCCGCAGGGCTTGAGTCCTGACGAGTTTTTGATGGCTCTATCAAACCTCGTTGAGGCCCAGACCCGCGAGGCTTGCGCCCGTGAGATTGAGGCCGAGGTCGAGGATTACGACCGGGACTACCGGGAGGTTGGTCTTGAACTAGCAGCTCAGATAAGGCAAAAAAAATGACCCGTGACGATATAGAACACCTAGCCCTGTCGGTTGGGATGATCCGCACTCAGGGAGACCTGATTAAACCGCTTTGGACGGCCTCAGATGCCCAGATAGCCAAGATGCTTGAGGTTGTCATCGGGGACGTTAAGCAGAGCGCCTCAGAGATCATGGTCAAGGCCATCAAGAAGGCCGTCCAGTACGAGCGAGCCGAGTGCGCCAAGCTAGCCGGGTACGTCAGTAAAGAGGCTGCGAAGTCCATACGGGAGCGTGAAGATGACTGACTTTGAGACCTTTTGGAAAGCCTACCCCAAGAAGGTTGCCAAGGGGGACGCGAGGAAGGCTTGGAAGCAGACCGACCAAATCCGTCCACCCCTTGCGGAGCTACTAGAGGCGATTCAGGCTCAATGCCGGTCAGACCAATGGCGCAAGAATGACGGTCAGTTCATACCCTACCCAGCCACGTTTTTACGCCAAGAGAGGTGGGAGGACGAGCTGAAAGTCACCCTGCCGGGGGTAGTTCAGGGCAAGGAGTGGCACGAGACTTGGGCGGGGATTCAGGCTAAAGGCCGAGAGCTGGGCATCGATGAGAGCCAATTTACTCACCCTCAAGACTTTAAGAGCGCCGTTATGCGGGCATCGGTCAAGGTCGCATGAGGATTGACTACACATTATTTGGGTTGCGGGAGCCCGATTTTGGTGAAACACCTCTTAGTTGGGGAGAAGTCTTGGTTTGGTTACGAATTAAGGGGGATCAATGAATGAGTTGGCTCTTTTCGCGGGCGCTGGTGGAGGAATACTTGGGGGACATCTCCTCCTATGGAGAACAGTCTGTGCAGTCGAATGGGAGCCCTACCCAGCAAGCGTACTGTGCGCCAGACAAAATGACGGCTTTCTCCCGCCTTTCCCGGTTTGGGATGACGTACAAACCTTTGACGGAAAGCCGTGGCGAGGAATTGTTGACGTTGTATCTGGCGGGTTTCCATGCCAAGACATCTCCGCAGCTGGAAAGGGAGAAGGAATTGACGGAGAACGGTCAGGAATGTGGCGAGAAATGGCAAGGATCATTCACGAAGTACGACCCAAATTCGTGTTCGTGGAAAACTCACCAATGCTCACTTCTAGGGGACTTGGACGAGTTCTCGGAGACTTGGCCTCGATGGGGTTTGATGCGAGATGGGGAGTGTTGGGAGCAGCAGACGTTGGAGCAAACCATCAGAGGGACAGAATCTGGATTAGAGCCAATCTTCCCAACTCCAACAGCATCAATGATGCCATGCGAGGGAACAGTCAGAATTATGAGAAAAGTATGGGAAGCGGGGAAGATGAGTTTAGAGGAAGCATTAGCCATAGCGGGTCGGGATGTGAGAGAAGCACAGGGGAAGGTTCCAAAATGGCCGACACCAAACGCTTGGGATGGCCGAAGGGGGCCGAGGAGCGAACAACATCTAGCAACAAAAAAGGGACAGGTGACATTGGTTACTGCGGTAATAAAAGAACAAAAACATCGTGGTGGGCAATTGAACCCAACGTGGGTCGAGTGGCTGATGGGGTGGCCTCTAGGGTGGACAGACTTAAAGCCATTGGAAACGGACAAGTTTCAGAAGTGGCTAGACGCGCATGGGAAGTCTTAGGTGACCTGTGAGAAGTGTGAAAAGAACTCGCGGATATTTAATCTGCAATGCCTTGGCTGCCGGGATAGGCTGGTCATGGGGATAGACTGCAAGGTATTGAGGGAGATAGAGGCCAAGTATTTGGATATGAAGTTTGGGTTCCTACCGGACTACAAGCGCGAACCCCATTGCGGGTGCAAGACCACCTGTCTTAGAAAGTCTAGGCTGCGTGAACAATAAGCTCACCGCCCCTCAAAGACGGCACTTGGCGGCGGTCAAATCCTTGCCCTGTGGGGTTTGCGGAGCTGCGGAACCCTCTGATGCACACCACATCGAGCAGGGGCTACAGTACACCTGTATACCCCTTTGTAAGGACTGCCATCAAGGGAGCCATAACGGTATCCACGGTCGCAAGGCTATTTGGAACGTATTGAAAAAGACCGAACTGAGCGTACTGAATGACACAATTGAAAGGTTACTGCGGTGAGCCGAGTAGTCAGTTGGTTTTCTTGTGGCGCAGCGTCAGCGGTGGCGACAAAATTAGCTTTAATGGAAGGGCCAGCCGAAATTGTTTACTGTTATGTCAAAGAAGAACACCCAGACAATATAAGGTTCAAAAACGACTGTGAAAAATGGTTTGGGCAAGAAATTAAAGTAATTAGCAACAAAAAATATGATGGCAGTATTTATGAAGTATTTGAAAAAAGAAATTATTTGGTTGGCGTGGCTGGCGCGCCATGTACTAGATTGCTTAAAAAAGAAATGCGAAAAGGTTATGAATTGCCAAATGATCGTCAGGTTTTTGGTTACACCATAGAGGAACAAGACCGCGTAGACCGGTTTATTGATGCGAATAACAATGTAAATTTATGGTCAATTTTGATTGAAAAAAACTTAACTAAAGAAGATTGCCTTGCAATTTTGCAACGGGCAAATATTGAATTACCAGCCATGTATAAATTAGGTTATAAAAATAATAATTGCATAGGTTGCGTAAAAGGTGGTTTGGGGTATTGGAATAAAATCAAAGTAGATTTTCCAAAACAATTTGAACGTATGGCGCAAATGGAACGCAAAATAAACGCAAAAATACTAAAACATAAGGGAACTAGGATTTGGCTGACCGAGCTACCAAAAGACGTAGGGGATTATCCAACTGAACAGGCAATTGAATGTGGCATTTTTTGCCATATGGCTGAAAGTGCGTTAAATGATTGACCGAAAAGAACGCTTGTCCCTGCCGTGGCCCCCCAAGGAGCTGAGTCCCAACTACTCAGGCCATTGGGCTCCGCAAGCGTCAGCCAAGAAGAAGTACCGGTTTGCGGTCAGGATGCTAGCCCTACAAGAGAAGTGGGAGATACCCGAGGAAGGCCCGATATATCTGGAGGTGGAGTTCTACCCCCCAGACCGAAGGCCACGGGATAAGGACAACATGGTTGGTGCTTTCAAGGCGGGGCAGGACGGGCTTGCGGACGCTTGGAAAATCAACGATAAAAGGATTGATTGCACATATAAGGTGAGCGATCAATGTTTGGGTATGGTAAAAGTAAAGCTGGTGGGGGGAGGGACAAATGGAGCATCGTGAGATCCGGTTGTCGTACACACCGCCTCCCACCAAACAGTTTATAATAGCTTGATGGAACCCCAAAAGCGCACCCGTAGGCCGTTTCTCAGCCGAGACATCCTAAAGGTCTTAACGAAGTATCCGAACCTGACAAGGCGAGAGATTTCTATTAAGACCCATGCGAAGAACCATTCGGTTAAGGCGGTGCTATTTAAGCTGGTGGCAACGAACAAGATCCGGTGCGAAAAGGGTAAGGAAACCAACGCCAAGACAGGCCCACGGTTGGTAAATGTCTATTGCGTCAACCTTGAGGAAAGTGCAGAATCTAGTCATGGGTGAAATGGAATCTTTCGCGCTAAACCTCTTGCACTCTGCAAGTTGCGCTCATGTCTATCATTGGCAGACTACTAGCTACTCTGCCCATAAAGCATTGGGCAAGTTCTACGAAGCCATGCCTGACCTAGTTGACGGGCTGGTTGAGACCTATATGGGTCGCAACGGGATATTCGGAGAGGTCGATAAAGAGCAAGAGGTCTATATGGATAAAGACCCGCTTGCGTACATGAAGGCTCTGCGGAGCTATGTGGATGACACCCGAAAGGACTTACCACAAGATTCAGAGATCCAGAACCTGATAGACGGGATTACGGATCTGATTAACACAACGATTTACAAGCTGGAAAACTTGAAGTGAATTGCGGGACTTGTAAGTTCTTTCTGGCAAACCAGAAGTTCGGTATGTGCCAGCGGTATCCCGAATATGTAATGAAGCAAGACACGCAATGGTGCGGGGAGTATCAGTCCAAGGACACCCCCAAACCCGAAATCAACCCTAAACCACGCAAAAGAAATGATAAGACCCCTGAGAGACCGGATTCTAGTCAAGCCGATTGAGCGCGAAAAGAGCGCAATCCTTGAAGTAATCATGCGGGAAAACCCTAACATAGGCGAGGTGGTGGCTGTTGGGCCGGGTGAATACGACAAGAAGGGCAGGATCATTCCTAACCCCTGCGAGGTAGGTCAGAGGATTCGTTACGGAACAACAGGCGAGTACCTGACGTATCAAGAAGTAGAGCAAGAAGGCCAAAAACTGCTTATGATGTCATGGAAGGATGTGTGTTGGATCGATGAAAACAACCAATAAACCCATACCCCGGACTACTACTGGCAAGGGCAAGAACTACAAGCCCGTGGAGCAGGGTGCGGGCATGACTGCAAAAGGAAGGGCGGCATACAATGCGAAAAATAATTCAAACCTTAAAGCTCCAGCTCCAAACCCTAAGACAAAGGCTGACGAAGGCCGTAAAAAGT